GACTTAAATAGAAGTCATACCACCTGCCAGCCCATTGGTGTGATCTGCTTTCGCCACGGTTAAATGTAGTTCCGTCGCCTTCTCTTGTGATTTGGAGAACGAAACGCATGATACGGTTCACTACTGATTGTCCATTTGCGAGTTAGGCGGAGCCAATCCTCGCTGAATGGGTGCGTTGTTTTGACCGTTTCCCCCTTGCTGCTGCGGGTCGTTCAAGTCGCCCGTCCCCGGCTGCATAGCTTGGTTTTGACTGATGACACTCGGCATGTTGACGCGGATCGCCTCGTCAACGTCCAGCTTGTCATCTAATCGTTTGATTAGTTCTTTTGCCAACCACTGAGGGTCAATGTTCGGTATCTGAATAAGGAACGGCATTATGCGCTCAATGTTTCTAAGTTCGGCGGCACGGTTTGGCTTGCCTGTTGAACCAGCTTCAATCTCAAGGAAAACCTCTTCCATGACTTGTTCGCGGCTCATCTCCGGCCATACAGCACCCGGCCCGCAGATACGGCGCACTTGCTCTTGCCCCATCTCCAAAAGCAATACCTGACCGGCTGTGCGTGTGACGTTTGACATAAAGCTATCGAGTTCATCGATTTGCGCGCCGAGGCTGCTCATGCGCGCGCTTTCAGCAATGCTTGTCTCTGTAGCAGTAGCCTTGCTTACGCCGCCATAGTTTGCTTCTTGAGCGCCACCCACCAGCTGAACATCGTCAAAGATGGTGCGGACTTCATATAGGTTAGGGTCGATACCAATTTGCTGAACCGGCTGGATAACATCGTTTACCTTCTGACCCGTGGCCAGCGCCTGCAACTCGATCAAAGCATTTGCCGGGTGATCCTTCAGCTTTGCCTTGTCTTCCGCTTCAAGCATTCCAGCTGGCGCAGCGTATTTAGGACGGTTTGCCCGGCGATGTTCCCGCAAACCCTGTCGCGCACGATTGTATTCGTGCTGCATGGGTGCAAGCAAATCAACATCGGAGCGGGGGTAGATTTTGTCCCGGTGTTCGTTCTCGTTAAATACGAGGCAATGAAATGGCCAAAATCCTTCAGTGTGAACATCCGGGGCTGCTGGCTCTTTCAAAAAGTCCTTGTGGCCATCACAGACCACATAAACAAGCCCCGAAGGCTTGTCATAGACTTCATGGATTAGGCACAGCCCTTCTTCTTTTTGATCTTCGCCGGATGAACCTACTAGACGACTGCTATATTCGTCATTCTTTTGACCCGTAATGTCATACTTGGTGTATTTCTTGCTGACATCACAACCGTATATTTCCTTCACCTCTTCTGGCGAAAGATACATTTCGTGCGCCACCCAGCGCGCTCCGACAAAGCCTGACAGCTGCCGACACTGTGGATCAACAATAACAGATGTGCTTTCGGGGAAGTCAAACACCAACCCCTCACGCAACACAATCATCGGCTCTTTCATAAGGCTCTCAACTGAGAGACGCAGTTCTTCAACCTCGGCGCTATCTAAGCCGTGATCACCCTCTGCTGTCTCTTGCGCCAGACGCTTCATGTGATCAAGTCGCGCTTGAGCATCCGACAGCTTGGCGGTTACTTCCGGGGAGCGATCAACATCTCGCTGAAAGCCAACTTTAACGTAGCCCACGCCGGTTGTGATGACGCGACGAACCAGTGACTTCATTTGCGCTTTGAAGCTGGGAGATTGCTCGTCCATGAAATAATGAAAAAGATATTCAAGCGTTTCAGAGACGTTATCCAACATCTTCCTGTTTCGCTCTACCGATTGAAAATCGTTAACCAGCGCAATCGCTTCGGGCGGCGGGATTAGGTTATTTCTTTTCGCCACATCAATGGCAGCGCGCGCGGCCGCCAGCGCCTCCTGATCACCATCATAAATGCTGTAATCTTTTCGGTTGCGGCGCTTGGAAACTGCGCGAGGGTTTTTTGCATAAAGAGCAGCTGTCCGCTGCTGGACATGACGCTGAATTATGTTGGCAACATACTTGCTGTCATCCCACAACCTCTTGTCAAATCCGTTGTAAGCCAAGTCCATGTCACGGCGCATTTGATCAAACTCATTTTTATAATGAGACTTGGCGCTGTGAACGCGGCCTTGAATTTCTTTAACTAACTTCTTCCGGCTTTCTGATACTTCTTTATCAGCACCATCTTTGGCCGAAGCTACAATAAGTGTTGTCTCATCCATCAAAAGCCGCCTGTTTCGTCTCTGGTCTTGCGATCACGCTCGCGCATTTTGCTGTCATACTTAATCCAAGCAAGAGTGCCGACCTTTGGCACATCGCTTTGAGCGCGCATTTGTTGGCCCGGTGTTGCGAACCTGTTTAATCCCATACCAATATAGCTGATAGTATCAACAAAATCATCATGTCGGGCGTTAGGAAATTTTAGGATTTCATCTATCGCTTTTTGCGTCCACGGAGATGTTTTTGGGAAATAAACCTTACCCATCGCTATTCGGCCTTGAATAGACTGGCTACGCTGAACCTTGTTAGCAGTGGGCGTTACTTCTTCAATCCGGCAGTATGCCTTCTCTTCCGCCATGCGCTTGCGAAGAAACGGGCCAATGGCCTTGCTTATGTGACCCTTCTCAGCCCACCAGATAAGCGGCTTCCATTTTTTAATTAAGCCGATCATTGCGTCTACAGCCTTGTCAGCGGGTTGTTTGTCCCACCATGTATCGAGTAGGTATATGTCGTCATTGTTATCAACACCCACAATCAACATACAGGTCGCATCATTTCGGCTTCTATCCGTCCCTACGGCATGGTCTGATGCCGCGTATATTCGCAGGTCATTCGGCTTGTCTGGCTTATCGTAAAAGCGCAAGTCCGAGCGTTGGAATAAGTCGCCATCCTCCGGTGTTGGGTGCTGTTGATACAAAGCCGAGAAGCCGCGACTGTCGAGCCGCCGCTGCGCTTCCATAAATTCCATGTCAAACCGCTCTGGCCAAAGCAGTTCGCCCGGCTCTCTACCCAACGGGTCATCGTCTTCCGCGAGTGCGGGCAGATTGATAACGTGCCACTTTTCAGCTTCTTCCCGCGAGTAGTGCGGGTTAGTCGGATCGGTCAATCTGCCGACAAGATCATCTTCGTGCCAGCGCGTCTGCACGATGACAATCGATGCACCCGCAGTCATAAGTCGTGTCATTAAAACCTGAGTGAACCAAGTCCACAACTGCTCGCGCAGTGTTGGGCTACCCGCCTCTATCGAGTCCTTGATCGGGTCGTCCAGAATAATAAAATCACCACCACGACCAGTAATAGAGCCACCGCGCCCCACAAAAACACCCAAGCCGCCACGCTCAGTTTGTATGCGAGACTTAGAAGCACCGCCCTTGCGGAAGCTAAAATCTGGAAAAATCTGGCGATATGTCGGTTGTTGCATAATGGAGCGAACATCTGCGCCAAAGTCCCCAGCGAAGTCTTCATTGTATGTAGCAAATATGACATTTCGATAGCTATCTCGTCCAAGCAGCCACGGAATAAACCGACGAGATATAAGCTCAGATTTACCATGCCTCGGAGGAAGCGTAACAATAAGGCGCGGATGGTGGCCTTTTTCGACCTTCTCCAAAACCTTTGCCAACGCTCTGTGATGCTTCGCATCCTTAAACAAACTTTCCTCAATGTCGTCAGGAGCGTTTGGGTCAGGCATGGTCAGCTTAACGAATTTTAGAAAGTTAGACCGCGCCTCAATTGCTGTCTTCTGTCTCTTAGCTGCCCTAATTTTTAGTTCTAGGTCAGCAAGGGTCTTCGACTTGTTCGACATCAAAACGTCCTGTTCTAATTTGCCCAGCCACTCTCCACGCACGTTGACCAACGTCTTGTGCGTATTTACTTGGGCCATCCCCCGCCCCGTTCAACAAAAGTTCTTTCGATGCCTGCAAGTAATCACCGCAGTTGATCGCGTTCCAAAACTTTTTGAATTTTCGCGCTCTGGTAATCCCAAGATTGAAAACAAAGTCAATCAGAGCAACTTGGCGCGCTGGCAGCTGTTCACTAAAGCCCGGATAGACAGCAACCAACTCACGCACCGTCCCCACCATGTCGTTGTGCAACAAATACATCGCCTCATCTTCTGAAACCCCAACATCGTCTAGGTTTCGCCCTACACCGATTGTTGTTTTTCCGGCAGTGCATTGATAGGGCTTCTCTCGCATACCCTCGTGCAAGATAAGTTGGTTAATTGCAGCGTGGACGACCTCCTCATCTACAATTGTAACCGGCTGGATGAACTCGCCATCGTCGTCAAAAAAGTCCATTACTTTTTTCCTCTAATTTGCCCGACAACGCTTGGCACAACATTTTTCAGTGAACTAAGACCCCAGACCGCTCCGTTCATTGCGATCCAAACCTCTACCACCCAGCTGGGCGCATATTCTAAATTCACGAAAATCTGCCTGCCCCACTCCGGGCTTATAACAGTTATTATAATAGGCGCTGTGAACATCGAGTATGAAAACCATCGAAGCCACTTGTCCTTGTCTTGCAAGTTAGCTAGTTCCCACTCGCTATTATGTTCGCTTACGGCAGCAGCGAGCCGGGCTTTGTTTTCTAAGACAGCCATCTCAAGCTTGTGCTTTGCCCCAGACTTCTCAGCGCGGGTCTTCAGAACTTGCCCGGCAAGAGATGTAAATGGCGCTATTAAAGACTTAAACATTTACCGTTTCCTTATCTGTTCCATACAGGCAAACCAGCTATCTCGTTCTGCTTCGGCAGAGAATAATTCAGTTTTGATTTTTGTGGTTGTTGTGACCACATCTTTCGACATTCTAAACATTGCGAGTCGATAGGGCAATGCAATAAAGCAGGCTATGTCGTATCTGCCCGGATCAAGCGCCTTGTGAGGCTTTACGCCGCGAGATGTTTTATAGTTAAAGTGAGGATACGAGCATGTCCGGGGATTAGTCTGAACTTTTCCGGACGCTTTTACCTGTATTTTTAGGTCAAAGTCCTCAAAATGTGCCAGTAAGTCATAGTGAGGTTGGGTAACAATGTTTACGTCCACATCAGCTAATGTGGTTATAATCCCAGCAGCAATATATTCACCGGCCCTCCCAACGCGGACATGCGTGTTGGGCATACTTTTACCTCAGATACATTTCCCGGATCGTTTCGTAGATACGAAGCGACAACCAAATAATCGAAAGACCAGCAGAAATTTCTGGCAAATAACTCAAGAACGAGGCCACAGTAACTCCCCCGGCTGCCACATCGACTAAAACTTTGGTTTCTTCTGACATTATTTTCTCAGCAATAATTCACATCGAATAAGCACCAGAACAAGAAGCGCAATCTGTATTGCGTCCGCCCAAGTAAGTGGGAAGCCTACAGTCATGTGCTATTTGTTCTTTCGCAAGTTTACGGCCAGAAGCTGAACCGCACGATCAAGCTTCTCAAGAAACTCGTTGTCCCGGACGCTGGGGGTAATGTTGGCTAAAATGCTGGCTGCCGCAATAACGGCACAAATGATTTCGATTACTTCGACCATGATAATCTCCGGTTGGTTACACTGTAATTTTATCAGACACCGTTATGCCTGTATCGCATCCGAGGTTTTTTTGTCGCGGGCTGGGCGAGGATGGGTTCTGATTTTTCTCGAATGTTGCTTGCTCCCGGTCACACGCCTCCCAAAAGCGCTTGTCAATTTCAGATGTGTCTAATTTTATTTCCGGCATTAATCGTCATACCGATGGCGAAGATATGCCTTCACGCAATCAATCTCGCCAGTGTCTTCGTTCCAGACCACACTGAAACACCACGGCTGTTTGGTTACATCATCTGGCAGCGGGAACGTCAGACCCATCATCTCGCACCAATCACGCATCCAGTTAATCGTGCTGACAAAGTAACAATCGACCCACGGCTCAACTGTTCCGTCTTCATTGTGCAGCTTCGCAAAGAAGCGATAACGGTTTTTAGTTGGTATCTGCGGCGGTAAGTTTTTTACAAACTTCTTGTTATAGGTTTCACTGCCCTGACCGAAAACAAACTTGGCTTGCTTTTTCCCTGTCACTAAGTCGTGCTTAATACCATACCAGCCAAGCAGATAATCATCGTTATAGTCCATATAGGTGGAAATGCTTGCTCCGTATTTTATCAGCGTCAAAACGCTAGGCTTACTAAAGTCATAGAAGCTAATGCTGTCGTTGTTATACGGAGGGCGATAATTGCCATAGTTG